TGTATGGTTGAAGTAATAAGAGCAGGGGAGATTATTCCCCAAATAGTAGCGAGAGTAGACTAATGAAAGAATACGAAGTATATTCAGAATACATGGAAGGAACACGAGTCGGACAAGTAGTTCGACATCTTCAAAATAGATATTGGGGAGTGTATCTTACAGATAAAGCAACTGGTAAAGGGGGCTTTCTTATGTGGCACCCAACCAAAAGCGAACACTGGTGCGAAGATATCGCCGAGAATTTTTGTTTAAAAATGCTTAATCAAGATGGAACACCAGCGTAAATTATTAATATCTGTCTGGACAACAGGTAGAAAAACAATTAAAGTATATGCAGATAAGAAAGAAAGTAATGATTATAATTTCTCAGGACGGAGTTCCAGTACACGAGGACGGCAGTAAGCTAACTTGGGCTGAGTACAAAGACTGGGAGATATCAGAAGGCGAAACTAATACTAATAAAATGAGTTTACGTTTTGGAATTTACGAAACAGACTATAAGTATTTTAACGAATGAAAATAAGAAAGAAACTAATGAAAAGAGCAAATAAACTTCCTAGCACTCCTTGTGGAGAATGCAAGTTTTATGAACCAATATATGAGATTTCAAAAAATCTAAGTGAAGGATGGTGTAGAGTCCATAGCTCTGGCGCAAACTTAGTTCTTTCCGAGGAGACTTGTGATAAATGGGAACCAAAATGAAATATACAAAAGAAGAAATACAAAATAGTAAAAGAATATATAAAAGTGCAACTCCTAAACAGGATTTGTCTTGGTATATCAAATGGACAGCAAGTGTCTTTTTAATTGGCGCTTTTGCTGTTCGCTCTACACAATCCTTCCCTTTTATTGACCTGTGTTTATCTCTAGTAGGTGTAGCAGGCTGGCTTTGGGTAGGTATGCTGTGGAAAGATAGAGCATTAATTATTTTAAATGGAATTGCAGTTTTTATTCTATTGACTGGACTTATAAATCATTTTTCAACATGAACTTAAAAGAAAAAATACAAGCAAGATTAGACCAACTGGAAATGCTTATGTATGAAAACTATCATCTAAAGAATCCTGAGGAAGTTTATAATCAAACATTACACATTAGTAAGTTTTGGCCTATTCTATCTGAAGAAGATAGAGATTTTGTTCAGGCCGCCCAAGATTCAATCACAGAAGGCTGGGAATGGATTAGATGAGTGGTGGAGTTTATAACAAAACTTATTTCGAAAATCGACCCGAAGAACAGCTAGAAGAAGGTGTTCTTTATGGTGTCATTCTTGTTAACCAAAAGACATTCGTAAGGGAATGTATTAAGGTTGGAATAGCAAAGGGAAAAGATTGGAGACACGTTATCAAAAGAAGTCGTGGTTTTAAAGGATATGATTTGCGTATTCAACGAACTTACCACGACACAATCTATAACTGCTGGAAGAAAGAGCAGGAACTGCACGAGAAGTTTAAGGACGACCGTCATTATCCAGCTGAAAAATTCGGTGGGCATACAGAGTGTTTCAAAATTGATTCTAAAATTTTATCCCACTTCCCGAAAAATAATTCTTGACAAACGCTCTCTCATCTGATATAATATACTTATATTTTGGGAGAAAGACAATATGACAGAGATAGTACCGCCAACAAGTTGCCCAACATGCTCAAGTGTGTTAGAACTTGTAAACGACCAACTATTTTGTCGTAATAGACTTTGTCCCGCTCAATCAGCAAAGCGTGTTGAACACTTTGCGAAAACTTTGAAAATCAAAGGACTTGGCCCTTCAACTATTGAAAAGCTAGGTCTTGAAGATTATCATGATATTTATTCTCTCACCCAAGAGGAGATATCATTCTTACTGGATTCAGAAAAACTGGGAACCAAACTCTTTCAAGAAATAGAAAAATCGAAGAGTAGTGACCTAACAGTTTTATTACCAGCATTTTCGATACCGCTGATAGGCTCAAGTGCCACTCAAAAGTTAGCGAAACACATCTCATTTATACATGAGATAACCCCAGAGATTTGTGTAGAGGCAGGTCTGGGTCCTAAAGCGGCGTCGAACCTTGTAGATTGGTTAGTAAATACTTTCCACTTTGAAAAATACTACGAGCTACCCTTTTCTTTTGCTTGTGACAGTAAGGCGAAAGTCAGTCATGAGAACACTAAGGGAACAGTTTGTATCTCAGGTAAGCTAATAAGCTATCCTACCAAAGCAGCCGCCAAGCAAGTATTAGAAGAAAACGGCTACGCAGTAAAGGATAACCTAACAAAAGATGTAACAATCTTAGTTAATGAAAGTGGTATAGCAAGTGCTAAAACTAAGAAAGCAGAAACAATGGGTATAACAATTATTAATAACATAAAAGACATTTTAGAGGAAAATTAAAAATGGCATTACCAAAATGGACAGACGAAAGAACTTCAGAGTTAACTTCTTTCGTGGGCAATGAGAGCCCTATATCTCAAGCTACTGTTGCTTCAGCAGCAGAGCAGTTAGAAACATCTACAAGATCAGTTTCTAGCAAACTAAGAAAGATGGGTTATGATGTAGAACTAGCTTCTGCTTCAGCAACTAAGTCTTTCTCAGAAGACCAAGAAGCTACTTTATCAGCTTTTGTAACTGATAACAGTGGTTCTTACACATATGCAGAAATTGCAAATCACTTTGAAGGCGGAGCTTTTTCAGCTAAGTCAATTCAAGGTAAAATCCTTTCTATGGAATTAACTGAGCATGTAAAACCTGCTCCTAAAGTAGAAACAGTTAGAACTTATACTCCTGAAGAAGAAGGAACATTTGTTGAAATGGTAAATGGCGGTAGCTTCGTAGAAGAAATTGCTGATGCATTAGGCAAATCTGTTAATTCAATCAGAGGTAAAGCTCTATCTTTATTAAGAAGTGGGGAAATCAATGCGATTCCTAAGCAGAAAGAAACTAAAGGTTCAAGCAAAGCTGACGTTTTAGCTGACATCGATATCTCAGGCATGACTGTCGAAGAAATCGCTGATTCAATTGGCAAAACAGTTAGAGGAGTTAAAACAATGTTGACAAGAAGAGGTCTTCAGTGTTCTGACTACAACGGCGCTGCTAAAAAAGAAATAGGTTAATATTTCGTACTATTTTAGTTAGGTAGGGGCGTTCTGTCCCTACCATTTTTTATCTTATACTTGGGAGAGTTAGTTTGAATATTGCGAGTGCTTTACTGAAGCAGATTATAGTACAGAATGATTTAGATACTTGGTCTAATCTCAAGGAACATTACCTACCTGGTGATTTCCAACCGATATTCAAAATCCTTGATAAACATATCGAACAATATCAAGACCTTCCACAGTTCGAAGACCTACGTTACGAAGTCCGTGACAGAAAACTACAAGAAAAAATATTCGCTATCGAGTCTGTAGATGTCGAGGTCGACGCTTGGCTTTTACTTGACTATTTGAAAAATGAGTATGCACAAGTAGAAATTCTAGACCAACTAGATAAGTATATAGATAATACAGTAGCAATGGCTACAGCTGAAGAAAACATAGAACAATTACAGGAAATAGTTTTAAAGGTAAGTGAGCAGGTAGATGTCAAACCCCCTGCAGAGAGTATGGAAAGAATCTCTTTGTTTGAAGATGACAAAGAACTATCGAAGTATTTACCTTTAGGACTCAATTCTGAATATGATTCGGAAATTCAGTTCTCTCCCAAAGATTTGGTGCTTGTGGGAGGCAGACGTGGTTCAGGTAAGTCAGTTACCTGTTGTAATATTGCAGCTAACGTATATGAAAGTGGTCGTTCTGCTATTTATTTCACTATTGAGATGGATAGTCGTTCTATACTACAAAGAATATGCTCTGTTGCAACTCGTGTTCCACTCAAAAGATTACGCAGTAAAATGTTATCTTCTGATGAGTGGACAGCAGTTGCTGGTTGGTGGGCTGGAAGATTTGATGGCGGACATGACTTGTTGCCAGAGTTCGAGAAAACTCGTGACTTTGAAGCATTTCATGATAAACTAACAAGACTCCAGCTACACAAAGATAGGCAAATAGATGTAATCTATGACCCTGCACTAACTCTCTCCAAGATACAGTCAGAACTCGACAAAAAGGTTAATCAACTTGATGTCGGTGTTGTAATAGTTGACTATCTGAACCAAGTGAAGCGCCACAATGCACCAAGTCGATCTGGTCAATATGACTGGACAGAACAAATAGAAGTAAGTAAGAAAATGAAGTTGTATGCACAAGAATATGAGACTATGTTCTTTGCACCTTATCAAACTGATGCAAGTGGAGAGGCTAGGTTTGCAAAAGGTATACTTGATGCTGCAGATGCAGCCTACTCACTAGAAACATGG